AGAGGCTTGATTTCTTCTTCCTTTCTGGGAAGTGCAGGAGTCTGACCTCTTGCGAGTGCTCTATTTTTGAGTTTTTCCATTTTCTTCTCTCGCTTGACATCCAAAAATTGATCTCTTTTGGCTCTTTTAGCAGCCAAAGCAATCTCAGCTTCGCGTTTAGCTCGACGTTTTTCTTCGAGCTCTCTGTGTCTATCTTGAGCAACGAGAGCGCGCATTTGAGCTTGCGCTGCTTCTGTTTTTTGCCTTTCTTCTTTTTCTCTAGCGTTTCTTTCTGCTAAGGCAATGGCTTGGGCACGAGCGGTATTGTGATCAAATCTCTTGATATTGAGCTGTCTTCTGTTTTCAGTATGACTTCTAAGCATATTAGCAGCCCAATCTTTTCCTTGGTTGATAAATCTAATTTTTCCTTCAATGAACTTGTCCATCATATCGTTATATGTGGCAAAATCAATACGAGAACTATAACGTTTGTTAAACTCTTCGTTCAGTATGCTGCAAAATCTGTCATAATCATAACGTCCATAATGGAACATTTCAATTATAACTGACATAGCAGTATCTTTAAAAGCTTGAACGTCTGGAATTTTATTTGTCTTCCAGTTCATAATGTTGAGAACAACATTAATCTCCAATGGTGCAAAAACAAGACCGTTGTGCACTTCAAAACGTCTCTTGAGATAAGTAACTTCACATAATCTCTTAAAATCAGACAAAAAATAGTCTGATTTATCAGCAGGAGTGTAAACATGACCAACTTCTGCCATAGTCTCTTTGATAAATTGAAAATTATAACCAGGAATATTGTTCGTGAGGATATGATCATCACCACCGCAATTGATAGCATTGAGTCTGAAAAATGACATTGCAATTTCGTTAGTAAATTCGATTTGCTGGGCTTGCATAACAAATTTACAATAACAATACATATGTAAAAGCATGTTGATAATATTGTTCCATATGTCTGTCATGTATTGTCCAGAAGGATTTGGCCCAACTGTTTGGAAAACAATATTTCTGAAGTGATGGAGAACTATGATTACGGAATTAAGCAGGTTCGCTCTAATCTTGTGATATCGCATAGTCTTCTCGCTTTGATTCTTCAGTTGTCTAGCTTTTCTATCATACCAACCAAGTATGACACTTTCGGCACAAATGGCTATTTCGAACATGATATGTTTGTCATATTTCTTGTAGTCACCATCGAAAGCTTGGTCAAAACGATCTAAATCATCATGCAAAGTTTTCCACTGTGTTGAATGTGGATTGATTCCCGTCGACATATGAAATGCCACGGGATCAGAAGTGATTTGTTCCCTAAAAGAACCGAACCATCGCTTCATGAGCAAAAACAATTCAATCGGAGATCCATCAAAAGCACGAATTTTACCTTCATCTACTTTCGCTTCGTCTAAAACTTCATCCTTAAAGAAAGTAATGAAAGGTAAGTTGATCTTCTTGTATTCCAAAACATATTCCAACTCATTGAGATCATGTTGAAGAAACATATCTGGCATAAAAGGAGCACCAGATGTAGAACATTCTTTGCACTTCTTCGTTCGATGTTTGACACATTCAAAAAATTCACCTTTGTCGGTTGCTTTACCAAACTCGACATAAGCTCTCCAAGTGCCACTCTTCTTCATATCTATTTTGGGAGTGACTCCA